TTTTGAAGAGTTTCTATACGTTCACCAAATTTTTCTTTTTGCTCTTTAATTTTAGTTTGTATAGTATCAATAGTTCTCTTTGGGTGAGATATTGCACTTATCAACTTAAAAGTATTCTTTACAAATAATCCAGTTAGTTTAATAGTATTCTTTATAACTGCATAAATAGTCCATAATGTTTTAGCAGTCTTTGGAAATTTCATAGAAGCAGCATACCAAGCGGCTCTACCATAAGATCCAGATGCTAATGCAGCTACTAATCCTTCCATAGGGGCTTTATACATAAAGAATGCTTCAAGAATACTCCCTTTAACTCCACCAAAAATTAGCTGGCGAGTCTTTTCCATTTCACTTATTTCTTCGTCAGATTTGTGGAAGAATTTACTTATTTTATGACTAAGACTATTTGTCGAATTCTTAATTGCTGCTTGAACTTTTGCTCCAAAATTATCTAGACCTAATTTTCTGCCTTCGTTTATAACCTCCTTTCTTACAGATTCTTCTAAATATTTAGCATCTATGCCTGCTTTCTTAAATTGTTTTTGTATTTCTTCTTCAGATTCATCTTTAAATTTATTTAATAGTTTTTCAGCTTTAGATGCTTGAGAGTATTCATACGATTTAGAAGCATAATCTTTAAAGCTAAGTTTATTTCTAGCTTCTTGAATTGATATATATTTACGTTGTAGATTTAAATCTCTTAAGTTAAATTTTTTTATTTCTTCAAGTTCTTCAGGAGTAAATCCTGGAATATTTGTATTACCTTTTTGTATTTTTTGTTGTATCTGATATATTTCTTTTATACTAAGATCTTTAGTCTTTTTATTTAAGTTCTCATAAAATTTTTTGTTTGCTTGAAATTTATTAGAAAAATCTCCAAGTACTCCAAACGCAGTTTTGAATCTATCTACGTTATACATTAAATTTTTAGCCCATTGTGGACCAAAAGTTACAGTAAGTGTTCTGGCAATTCCAGCTTCTCCATTAATTATTTTTAATATCGAAGCAAATTGAGGAGCTATGAAATTAAGTAACCCTCCAACTATAGGTTTACTAGTAAGTTCAATTGCTTTATTTAAAAGACCTTGATACGAATAGTGAGTCTTTTTAACTTCTTGCTCTTCGTTTTCTTTTTGCTCTTCGTTTTCTTTTTGCTCTTTATTTGTTTCTGTTGTTTCAGTTTTTTTCTTCGTAAATTTTTCTAGTAATTGTTTAGTAGTACTATTCATTTGGGATAAACTTAGTGCTGAAATCCCAAGGTATGCTGCCATTTGTTGTATAGGATTTTCCGGAGTAGTACCTCCAAGGAATGTACTTAATTTATTAATGCCTCTTATTCTTATTCTATTTTTCTTAGTCAAAACTGATACTGCGCCAATAGCTCCGGCTAATAATGTGATATGTTTTGATAAAGAGGTAATAACTTTAAAAGGTGAAGCTATAAGTTTATGTAATTTATTACTACTTTCTAATGATAACTTTTGATTTTTTGCAATTGCTTGCAATGATTTACTTGATCCAATTGAATATGCTTTAAAATCTTTGTTATTTTCTTGTAAGAAATCTTCTATGTTTTCTAAAGATTCAGATGATTGTTTTTGATAACCTGATGATTTTTTAGCTTCAAATTTTAAATCGCTAATATCAGAAGCCATTTTTTCATTAAGTTCTTTATACTTATCTAAAGCAGCTTCATGTACTTCACCAGCGCCATGACCAATACCACCAAGTAGACTGGCTCCAATGCCACCAATAATATTCTTTCTGTTTAGTTCTGGAGCATAGGTCTGATGAATACTATGAACTATAGATTTAGTAAGCTTAGAAAGTTCGTCTTTATTTAACTTATCACTAATCTTCATTCTAAGTTTGTTCTATAGTTCTTAATTAATCATACTAACTTAGGAAGTAGTTTGAGAACACTAGTGTAAGTTTTTATTGCTTGAGAAGTATTAATATCAGCAGTAGAAGATAATACTTCATCTGGAGCATATAATTCTTGTATAAAAGTCTGATTTGATGGAAATCCATTATATGCTTCTTTGTAACACATTGTAAAGATTTGTTGAATTTTCATAAAGTCTTTTATATTTGTTTTGGCGTAATTTATAAGTTGTAAGTGTTTATTTGAAACTGCATATAATAGTATATTAAGTAATACTACTTTAGTTTTCTTATCAGACAATTTAGTATTTTTTGAATCTTTAATTAACTCGATTAGAAAACTTAGTATATCTAAAAATTTACTATTTGTAGGAAGTTCCAGTATTTTTAAATACTTTTCAGTTTCTTTATCTACATTTTGGACACCAGATAAAGTTAAGAATTCTTTGTAAAACTTTTTAAGAGTATCTTTTGTTGCTTCTATAGTTTCTTTAGGAAGTTGATCATAAGTAAAGTGCACCATTTCATGTACTAAAAGCATCGATATATTTTTAAGTTGATCTTTTGGATATGATAATTTATGTAATTCATTTAGTTGTATACCAGCAGCCTTGAAGTTTATTAGTATCCTTTTATATTGAAGATAAAATCCGCCCATTGTTATATCGTATTTAGAATTCTTAACATAAGCTGCTACTATTTTACGATGTTCAATGTATTTACGTAAAATATCTGCTGCATTCTTTGCTGGAGAATAATCTAAAGCTTCTATTAGTACATCTTGAAATTCTGGTTCAAATATGTAATTCTCTTTTTCCATTGAGTTTGTTCTACTCTACTAAATGAGGTAATAGTTTTAAGACTGTAACATATACTTCTTCTGCTTTAATAGTATTTACAGATGAACTAGATGCCAATACTTCGTCAGGAAGATATAGTTCTTGTATGAAAGTTTTATCTGGTGGTACTTTTGAATATATCTGAATATAACATAATTGAAATATTTTTTGTATCTCTATAAATTGATCTTTGTTTCTTTCTATGAAACTATCAATTTCACTTGAATCCATATTGTATGATAAAGTAAGCAATTTGATTATTTCTTTCCTAGTTTCTTTATTACAAAATTTGGTATCAATGGAATATTGACTAATAGTAGAAAGAAATGAAACAACTTGTTTAAATCTTTTTGTATAATCTGGTTGCATAAGAATGTTAATATATTGATCAGTCCATTTTATTACTTCAGAAGAATTTTGATGTCCAGAAAATAAAACCAAAAAAGTTGTATAAAATTTTCTTAAAGTATTTCTTGTTACTTGTTCAACTTGAGTTGAAAGTTTAAAAAATATTAAATGAATTATTTCATGAACCATTAAAGCAGATAATTCTTTGAGATGGTACTTTGAATATATTAAATCTTGTGTCATACCAATTGATATACCAATAGCTTTAAGATTAATTAAGATACGATTATGTTTAGGATGAAAAAATCCTTGTGTTAATGCATACTTGGGATTAGTAACATAAACAGCTAAGACTTTTTCATTCTTAATATACTTACTTAGTAAGTCTTTTACATTCTTGGCAGGAGAGAAGTTTAAAGCTTTCAATAGTACTTTTTGATAATCATGTTCAAAGATATAGTTCTGTGTTTGCATCCAGTTTTTATTTCTCCTTTAACTCACTTTGTGATTTTTATCAAATATTTTGCAATACATTTACTTAGATTATTATCTGTTATACCTATAGTTTTTAAGAATTCAGCAAAGTTTTTTAGGTATTTTTCAGTCATGTACTTATCTCGTTTTGTATTGCAAAACTCAAAGATAACTTTATATAGTATTTCAGAATTCAATCTAGATAATTGTTCGTGAGTTAAAGGACAATCTGGGATGCCATTCATTAGAATTTCATTAGTATATCTTTCAGCTAAACTACTACAGATATTTTCTGGTTTTGGATTTCGTTTAATAATCAAATATGTATTAACTACACTTTTAATACTTTGAACTACTCTTTGTCTTATTTCAAAAACTATTTTTCCAATGTTTTCAGAATTGATATCACTGTAATGTTTTTCAGCTATCTTATCTGCTAAATTTTTTAAGCCATTTCCAATACCTTGTTTGAATACATGATTATGTTTTAAAGATGATAAAGTGTATTGTAAAATATCTACATCACAAAAAGGTAGATATCTTTTAAAGATCAAGATAGCATAAATGTAAGTAATAAATTCTGTTAATTCTTCGAATTCAAATTTACTTAGTCTTTCATCTAATACAGTCTTTACAAAGAATTTAGTGTGCAATGTATTCATTAATTTGAACTTATTAAAAGGAGGCGGAATTGCATTTTTAATATCGTATGATTTTGCAGTAGCCACAATTAAATTTATTTCTTGTAGTGATATACTGGTAGGACATGATACATCTAGTTTAACTTTAACTGAATTGTTAAAACTTTCAATTTGATTAAGTAGTTGCAATGGCCACCACCTGTATATTATTAGGAGTTGTATATACATATTCTGGAGTATATGTATCAAATGCACTAGCAGGAATATTTTTACTTACATTTCTAAAGATAATATCTGTAGATGGTTGTAAAATTCTACAATATTTCACTCCGTCCACATCTTGTACTTGATCTATAATCTTTGATAAATACATAGAAGATTCAATACCCAAAGTATTCATATAAGACATGATAGCATTTTGTACATCACTTACTAATTGATTATCTGTTCTAGTTGTATGAACTTCAACTGATATTTGTAATGGTATATTATAAGTAGGAGTAATCCATCTAGATTTAGTTAATGCATAAATTTGGTCATTTGCATAATTGTATATTAGAGTGCCTTCTCCCACGTTTAAGTAAGTATAATTTACTCCATTCCATATAGCTAGTTGACCTGCATAATTATATAAGGGATCTGTTGTTGCTACAGGATCAGTAATTGCATAATAAGTAGAATCTGGATTTAATTGAGAATAGGAAGAAATAATATTGGTCACATAATAATCAGGTGTTGAAAATTGAGTATTAGTAGATTGTCCTAATGTACAACATAATTTTCCAGAAACTTCAACATTCATCATTCTTATATTTTCGTTATTAACCAGATAGATAAAATTATCAACTAATGCTTGTTGAAGATTTATCTGGTCTTGAGGACTCAAAGAATTGTAATAATTTTCTTCTATAACTGGAACATCTAATAACGTAGGAATATTGTTAATAGTTTTTATATAACTATATGTAATATTGTTTAGTTGAATTTGTAAATCAATGTTTCCACTATAAGATACAGTAAGTACTCCATTTTCATAACAAAATAAAGAAAATGAATTTGAAGATAATAAAACATCTTGAGGTACTGTGTAAGTAAAATTGATAACATTATTAGCAGTTGTTTGAGTTGGTTGATTATAAGTAAAACTTCTATTTGGAGTATACAAAGTTAAAGTTTGAGTATATGTAGTTGCTACTTGTGGCCAAGTTACTGTTGAAGATGTTATCGTAAATTGTTGTTGCATAGATTGATAATTTATTTGTAAGAAAGATACATTCTGAGTTGCATTATTTTGATAATTTAAAAGAGGAACTATTTGAGCGGTTGGAGGAATATAACTATAAACTCCCATGTTTAGATCATAGTTCAATGAAATAGTAAAAGGTATTATCCAACTATAGTTACTATTAGGTGGAGTATAAGGTGTAAACTGTTGAATTTGCATTTGATTGGTTGCTAATTGTACTGGAATTGTATTAGTAGGAACAATTTGATTATTATACGTTAAAACAGTATAAAGATTCACAGAATTGGTTGTCAGATCAGATCTCTTTAATACGGGATATGATAACAATATATTATTATTGTTTAGAATAGAAGAAACATTTATAAAATCGGTTTTAGATGTTATCCTATTCATAGCTGAAAGAGCATTAGGAGCATTAGTCTTTATCTGATCAGCAGTTTCTTGATCTTGACCATTAGTTACATCTGAAGTATTTATACAAGTATAGCTAATTACTTGAGGAGGATTAGTATTAGTTGTATATAAGGTATCTCCAGTATTTATTGCACCAGCTACTACATTACCTTGACTTCCATATGTAGTTAATAGATTTACAATGATGGATCCATTATTTGGATTTGGTTGAGCACCAAAAACCCCATTACCAAATGTTAATGTTACAGTATTACTATTTATTAAGACTTCAACGGCATTAGCTAATGAAGTTTGAGAATATATATTATTTGTATTTTGAAAAACTGTTCCATTTTGTATTACTTGTACTGATATGATTTGTGGATTATAACTATTTTGAGTAGGTAATGTAATAGTATATTGATAAAATTGTTGAGGTAATAGTGAAGGTAAATTAAACTCTTCAGTATCTGTTTGTACTTGTTGTACTAATAACAAAAAACTTAATTCCATACCATTTTGTGTATTTTCAACCATATATGGTATAGTTTGAGATAACCCGTTTTGAATTTGTATTATATTTACACCATTTTGAGTATAAGAGATTGAAGTATCATAAACATTTGCATATGGTATATTTGATGCTTGAAAAGAAAATCCAGATGGTATAGTAGTAGTAAAATATCCTAATATAGGCATAGTTATTAGTAGATTAGTAGAACTTGGCACAGCTAGATTAGGATTATAAGCTATGTATTTAGCCCAGTTAATAATTGTTGAAGGTAGTAATGCAGTAATTAAAGAAGATTCTCTATTTATGATAGTACCATAAAAGAGTGCTTGAGATTGTAAACTTGCTAACATTGTTAGCATATAAGAACTGAAAGCTGATTGTCTACTATCTAGTGTATAGTTTTGGGTTTGTAGTATAGTGTTTAATTGTTGTGTTAAATTTTGAAGTATAGCATTTTCACTTGTTACTATATCGAGATACGTTTGATTTGTTGAATTTGAAGTTGAATTTGTTGTATCTAATAAATTTGCCATCTTTTTGTTATATGTTCAAGAATGCAATGTTAGTATAACTATCAATTGTAGTTAGAATTTGATCAGTTACTTGGTTTATTAAAGTTTGCCCTTGTAGTAAAGTGTTGTTAATGCTAAGAGGATAAATTTTATTATTTATACCATTAACTGCATAGCTTTCTACTACGTAGTTATCAATTGTAGAAATTGGTATTCCTACTCCCATAATATCACACTTATAAAAAGTAAGAGCAGTTTGTAAATATGCTAATGAAAAATTTACAACTTGAAATAATGGTGGTAATACATTATTGTTAGATATAAAAACAAGGAAGTCATACATGCTAGGTTGAAACCCATAATTTGCCAATAAGAAAGAAGTTTTAAAATCAACAACAACTCCTTGTTCAGTAGCATTTAAAATAGGAGTAATACCTTCAGTAACCGGAATTATAAGATTGTAAATCTTATTAAATCTTAATCCTGATAATGTTCCTACTCTTTCATAAGAACCATTAGCAATCAAAGTACTATCATAACTAGATTGTTGTTTATTCAATTGATAATAGTTACAATAGATACCTCTATATTCATTTACATAGTTTTGTAATAAGTTTAAGTATGCATCTGCATAAAAGGTATTGATGATACTATTATTCATGACTATATTAAGCTTATAGTAGAGTTTAATTTGATTAGACTAATAGAAACCGGTTGATTACTATTATTATAAGAAAACACTATATTGAATTGAACTGCTTTTGGATCAATAGAAGAAGGAGACATTTGAACATCCAAAACAGTAATTCTGTCTTCTTGTTCTAATGTATTCCTTATTTCAGCATCAACTTGTGCTAAAGTAACTTGATCATTAAAGTCAAAAACATATTTGTATATTTCAGTTCCAGTTTCTGGATTTAAAATATAACTACCTTTTGGTATACTAAGAAGATTAAGAATGGAATCAACTACAGAATTAATGTTAGATAACTTTTCAAAATCTCCATTTGGAGCAACATTCTTATAGTAACGGATTGACTCCATTCTTTTGATCTTCCTCCATTTGTCTTATTTTAGCATTAATCAAAGCATCTCTTAGGGGCAAGTGTATTATTGTACTTATTGGTTCATTAAGTATCTTTTGTGCTTCAACTACACTTTTACTCCATTCTTCTTTATATTGTTCTGGTGGAGTATTATATAACGACACGAAAAAGTTGCTCCACGAAATCCATCTCTGAAGTAATGATATTCTTGCAATTAGTACATGTAAGTTTGTAAGGAAGCTTAATATCATACTTACTGAATTTATCAACAAAACTATTAATGATAGTTTTAACATCAATAGCGGGTAATGTTTTTAAAACATTTGAAATGGTAAATAATGTTTTAGTATCATTATTCTCAACGGTATCTGGTCCTATAACCATTTTTTTAGTAATTTGAGATATCTCTGCTAACTTATCATCCATTTGGTATGACATAGCATCTAGTTCATTTTGTAAAGTTGGAACACCTACTGTACAAATTATTTTAGACACGGGTAATGTTACTTCAATAGTATCTTTTAGTATACTAAAAGGTTCACCTTCATACATAGTTACTTGGGCAGTTTTAGTAATATTAATCTTACTAGTATTAGTAGTTCCACAATTAGGACATCTATCAGTTACTACATAACTATCTCCATAACTAATATGATATAATCCTGCTACAATAGATTTCCTATCTATTAATGTAGTCATCTTTAACCAAGTATTATAATCAATGATCTGTTCTGGTTTTTCAGTAATCATTTTAAATAATACTTTGTTTAACTGATTAACAATACTTTTTTGAGATGCTAAGATGTTACCTCTTAACTCTAATTCATCTGCAAACGTCATACTTTTAATTTTGTAGTTTGCCAAAGTTTGAACTGTAATTACTTCGTAAATTGGATAAGTAATATCAAACGCCACAAAAGACCTCCTGAATTTTTAATTTGTTCTACTTAAAAGTAATTAAAAGAAAACTGAGAACGGAATTATCCGCCCCAGTTAATCCATTGATCTCTCATAGCAAAGAGTTGAGATTGTAAGGAAGCAATATTATTTAAGATGAATGCATTTCCAAAATTAGAAGTGGCACTTGTTGATGGCCAAATGTTATCTAAACTAAATGTAATATCTGTTTCATGTTTCTCAACAGTTGCTCTTTCTGTATTAAAAGTAGCTATAGGATCAGTTGTTGGAAACATACCAGTTACAAGATATGCTTCTTCTATTGTTTTACCATCAGGTTTGGTTGTCCAGAAATAACATGAAGCACTATAACTAGCTTTATTAGTTGCATTTAAATCTGCAGCTAAACCAGTTCTAACATCTCTAATATACTGAATCCAACCATGAATAATACTATAAACTGGAGTTCCGGACATCTCAATAAATTTTATAGTACAAGTATGCCCAATTTCTAATTTAGTTGGAACTGAAAATGATAGACCACCCAAACCTTCTTGAGTTGTTGTACCTAATGTAACTTCTGGTAGAGTATACCCAGTTGCTAGAGCTGTAAGAGCTGACATACATTGAGATTGACTTAATCCTTGTGTATAACTTGCTACTTCAGCTGGAAAATCTTTAAACCATACCCAACCATATCCAGAAAGGTATGGATCTGCTACACCAGGTTCAGTTGTACCACCGAACTTTGTTGCATATAAGTTGGAGTATATTGCTCCATTTATTGTTGCGTTTGCCATTTATTTATCCTCCTTTTTATGATCCAGATGCTACTGGATTTGATAAGAACAAGTTCAAGTATATTTTCTCTAATGGATTGTTTACATAAAGGATAACGTTTACTTCAGCGGATTTATTAGCTAACTCTTGAGCTGTAGCTGAAACAGAAACATTAAATCCAGTTAATCCTCTATTCTTTTGAACATCATTTAAGAATACAGTTATAGCACTTTGTATAATACCATATGTAGTAGGATCATCAAAATTGAAAATTTGAGTATTACAATATTGTTTCAAAGCTCGTTGAACATACAATGCCATTCTCATTACACTTAGATTTGCTGATGGATCTGGTTGAGTCCAAGTTGTTAAGTTACCCCATACCATTGTACCGTTATTGAATTTTACGATTGGATTTAATTGATTTAGATACTCTTGATCTCTAGATGATAATGAAGAATTGAATCTAAGTCCATTTATACCATTGACAACACCATTTTGTGCACCTGCTACAGCATACCAGACATAATTAGTTCTATCATTTTCAGCAATTAAATTTGCCATAATGTATACTGGAGTAATCCAAATATTCTTTCCTGTATATACATCATATATATTAACAAATGGCATATACAATGCTACATATGGAGTATCTATGTACATATTTTGAATTTTCTGATTTACAGCAGCAGTAATATTTGGTTGATCATTGATATCCATAATAGCTACGCAATCTCTACGTATATCAGATACTAAAGATACTATTTGATTCTTTACTGCCATAGGATAGTTGGCATCAAAAACTAAATCAATATAGTAATTCTCAGTATTAGTAACATTTGGATCTAATACACCTATATAAGCCTGACTTAATAATTGAGTAGCAACTGTAGGATTTACAGTTCCAGAACTTGTAAACAAGGATCCATCTGACCCATTAGTAAAGTTTACAGTTTGTGCATTATAAGCCAATACAGCATAAGTAAAAGGATCAAATGTTACAGTTCTTCCAAATCCTAAATGTATGTAGAAAGTACTATTTGATGTTAAAAACATAATTACATTTGAAGGAACCGTAGATACAACATTCCAAGTATTGGATGTAGAATTCCAACTTAGTAAATTACCATCATATCCAAACCATGCTCCAGTAGAATTTTGTAGAGCAAAATATCTAGTTCCACTTACTGGATTACTTGGAGGAACCTGAGACATATAATCTACTGAAACTATATTACCTACTGTAAAGTTTCCAGTAGAATCTTTAGCGTTTAGATATTCCATTACTTGAGAATTTATTTGAGTTACTGATTCTGTTGAAATAGAAACTGCTAAATCTGAAACGTTCATATTGAATACATCTTCAATGAAAGCAGAATTACCGTTTGGATCTAATTGTTGTGGATTGAATGATGTATATATATTTACTACATTATGATATTGGTTATCAGATTTAAGTTCATTTATCATACATAATGGGTAGTTTAAATTTGATGGTAGTTGGAAATCAATCTGATAATTATTGTAATATTGACCTCTTCCAACACCATATATTGCAAATAAAGGTTCTACAAATTCCCAAGCTTGAGCATTTGTATATGTTGCAGTAACGTTACTTAAACTATAAAACGGTGCTGCATTTGCATAAACAATTTGATAAATTTGAGTTCCATCTTGAGATTTAACATAAAATGGCGGTAGACTATCTGATGTTGCTAATTGTTTTGTTGTATCTACAAAATCAATAACCCCATTGTTAATTTGAATTTGATATAGTTCATTAGATGCATTTACTACATATACACCATTAGTTGGCAATGTTGGACTTACAGTAACTGGAGTTGCAACTAAAGTTGGTGAAGTTCCGTTACTAGCTGATAACTGATAAGTTACACCATCACTTCCGGTTAGAATTAACTTTGGTAAAGAAGTAAATGTTTGTGAACTAAAATTTGTTGTTAATTCATCTGTAGATGTCAAATTTGGTATTGAAGTTTGCATAGTTTCAAATGAAAAATAAACTTGCACGTTTAATTCACTCAAAACTATATTTTGTCTTTTCATTATGTAATATGCTATATTAGCATAAGTTGCATCTGGAGGAAGAACTCTCATAGCATAAAGAGAATTTGAAATTTGTGTAAATGAATCAGCTACATAGAGACCTGAACCAAATGCTGAAGAATATTTAACTATATTTGGATCTCCATATGTTTGATGTAATTGTTGATTTCCTCCAATAAAAGTCATAACATTATCAGGACCTTTATCTGATAAAAAACAAATGAATCCTGTACTAGATGGGACGCTTTGAACGTATGATGCTAAAGGTATTATAGTAGCATATACACCTGGAGATATTGCATTCATCTTATATATTTCCTCCTTAATTTTTAGCTATGTACATACCAGTTAAACACTAACTGGATAGAACTTGTTTTATATAAACTAGGGAACGTAACATGAGCAAACATTGCAAAAGTAGTTGCTGTAGCTGCATTATTTGAGTTTGAAATCCATAATGCTGCTTCATTTATATAATTGTTATTTGCTTGAGTTTGACTCAAAAGAGCAGATACTTGTGCAATTAAATATTGGTTACCTAAATTAGGATCTTGTTGATATGTTACTGAACTAGAATATGAGCTATTATTTACAGGCATCATAGTTCCTGAATTTGCTAAGTTAGTATCATTAGCATTTATTGTAACTGTAGTAATACTAGTATCAGTACTACTTGGTGGTATTGGACTGAACAAGTTATTAGATGGGGCACCACCAGAACCAAAGCTAATCCAATATATACCTAGTCCTAGACCGGTTGATATAGATGGATTGGCAATATTAAACAACATTGGTAATAACCATGCCCTACCCGTATATACGACTAAGTTATGAGTATCTACTTCGAGTTTCTTATTCCCAAATTCATCAATAGAATGAATAGTTACTCTACCTTTTAACCCCAACGAGCTATTTGTTTGTATCATTGACAACTCCAATCATTTTTGTTTTGTTCAAAATAAACGTTATATCTTTTAAACCCAATTTTTTTAAATTATCAAGTAAATACTGGCAATCTTCATCCGTATATATAGTATATTCATTATTTCCAGTTTTAGAAACAAAAGCCGTTACTTGATTAAAACTTAAATAGCTTTTAATGAATTCTGAAACATCACTAACTTTTATCTTAGCTGAAAACGAATCTGACAAATTAGTTTTGGATTCCAACCCTTGCATAAAATACCTCCTTTTAACTTGATGTTGTTATACTATCATATACAACAATATTTTCAGTTTTATTAGTTATTTGTACTATGGTAAGATAATCAATAACATTTTCATTATCTGTTAAAAGATTATCTTTTAAAGACATAGTTTCATAATCAGTAAAAGATTGTGTATCAGTAAAGAATGAATCTATTTGTGGAATACTTAAAGTATCGGAAATAGTTTCAATATCATATATTCCATAACCAGAAGATACGTTATCATTAAATTGAATATCATCAATACTTGAATTTTCACTATAAGTTACACTTTGCAAGTCTGTTATTTGATATGTAGTATATAAAGCTTGACTGAGTTGACCTAAATTATCATAATCAGAAAGTATTAAATGATCTAATATTATGTTAGCCATCTTAGTATTGTTGTAATCCAGAAATTCTAAATTGTTACTATTAAAATATAAAGGATAATTTACAACTATTGGATCGGTAATTGTTATGGAATCTTGCAATATTACTTCTCTATCGATAAAGAAAATTTGATCAGTAATAGCAAAGTTATCTACTAATTTAGTTGAATAACCTAAAGATTGAGATGTAGAATCTGTTAATTTCAAAGTTTCGTAATACCAATCTTGCTGTGTAGTAATTTCCTTATCATTAACTGTAACTTTATCTGTAGATAGTGAAGAAGTAAGAACTTGTGTTTGATTATCTGGTAATTGTAATGTTTCATTTGAGAATACTTCATATTCTACATCAAAAGTATCTATAGGTTCTTGTTGTTCATTAAAAGTTACATTTACTTTATTTGATAATTTTTCAAATACTTTTAAGTCATCAAATACTTGTACTATAGGAGCAACATCTACAAAATTAGTTAGTGCTATCCAATCACCTACTGGATCATTTACAAATATAGAATATGAATCTATTAATGGTCTAGAATAGATAGGCAAGAATTGATCTAATATAGGTTGATATAAACTATTTAAATTTACATCGTATAAGAAATTTGAGTTTGGATAAAATTGTGATATGTTATACAGAAGATCATACATTAAAACAGTATAATCACTAGTTTGCAAAATGGTTTGAATATTTGATGAATTAAGTTGAGTTAAGAAATCTTGTAAATCCGAAATATTCGTAAATTGTGGTAATTCTGGAACATTACTAATAAACTTTTGAGTTCTATCATTTAAGATTGATTCTCTTTTACAGAAAGGAGAATTATCTCCAAGCCTTTGAACTATATTAGAAAGTAGTGTATAATATGTTCCTAAGAATTGCCATTGTATTTCATTATCGTATGTAATACCTTTATCATACCAAGTAATAGTAGTTATACTAGATGTTCCACTATTTAGAGATACGTAATAATTACCGTTTACTTCAACAAGAGAATACTGTGGATATTGAATTCCTTGTTGATAAGGAGAAATTCCATTTATAAAAGTAAGATAATTTCCAAGATAAATCCACTTGATATTATTATCAGTAGTTATTGCATTAGCACTTAGATTACATGTAGTTCCTGAAGTTCCAGAGTTGGCAGAAAGGTAATAGTTTCCATTATAATAAATAGTCGTAAACTGACTAAATTGTGTAGATGATTGCCAAGGTAGAATAGTACTCATTATTTGAGTACAGGGGAAAACGTATTGCCATGTAACTGTTCCATCTGTAATAGGTCCAGTAGTAATCCAAGTTGGAGCAGTTTGACCTGTGGTTCCAGCAACAGTAGCCATATAGACAAGATTACCAACTAAAGCTAATTGATACTGTGCAAAATAAGTAGAAGTTGCATAAACTTTAAGATTTAGACTAAGACATGATGCTATATATTGCCATTGAATATTTCCATCTAAAGTTATTCCAGTATTACTCCAAACAGGAGTCGTTGGACTTGTTTCTCCAGTTGTTAATGCTAAATAGTAATTTCCATTTGGATTGATAATATCAAATTGTCTATTACTACAAATGTATCCAATTGTTTCTTGTTCTGTTAACTTAAATTGAAACGGAAATGGATTAACATAGCTAAGATACGTAGTTGTATCATCACTAGATAAAATATACTGCCACGTATTGTTAAGAGATCCAACTTTTATAATATCTTCTATAGCTCCATATATATAGAAATAGCTATTTATAGATACATTAGTAACTATATAATCTGGATATTGCTTCTTGTAATATATACCATTATCAAACTCTTCTTGATAAAGAGGCATTCGAACTAATGAAACTAATTGTGTCGGATTGTTATCATAGTCTTCAGTTCCATCATATTGCATATAACATCTATGATCCCAAGAGACATTATTAGTTAACTGATCATTTTGAATTGAAAAAGATTGATTATCATAAACTAGTTGAATATCATATGAAAGAATATCACAAAATGTATTATTCAAATTTGTAAAAGGTTGAATATAAGAATCATATGCTTCTTTTTCGTCATACGTAATAGAAACTACTTCAGAATACATATAATAAGCCAATTGTCTTTTTGAGATAGAATCTGTACAACCTTGGCACATTAGTCCATAAGGCCATATAAGAATAGTTGATAAAGAAGGATCAGTTACTAAAGGGTCGAGTACATCCATAAAGGGAGCAAAAATTCTTACTCTATTAACATCTCCATTTTGTAAAGGTCCTACTGAAGTAGATCCAATTATTCGATATGCAATATTTACATTTTCATAATTTTCAAATAAATAAGAATCATCTATGCTATTTGTATAATGAGGAATGATATGAGTGTAAAATGCTGGAACTAAAATACCACTAATATATGTAGGTGATAGTCTATCTCTAATTGGACCTAATAATTGATTGATGTTTATAGATGCTAAGATGCCTAAAACATCGGTAAGCACGATTTGATTGCCATAAACAGATAATTGCATATTGCCAGATTGCATTGAATTAATACATCTTTGCATTAATGTCTTGTTAGCAAACTTTGGAAACAAAATACATGTTACATCTAAAAATTGATCATATAATAAATCTAGATATAGCAATCTATATGTTTCATTTAACGCTGACTTTACTAAAATAACCATTGAAGTATCATTATAAGAGCAAGCTTGTAAATGAGTAAAATCAAATACGTTTGGATCAAGTTTAGCTATTAGTTTTGATCTACCAAGTTCCCACAACCAAATAGCACCTGGACACAAATTAGAATTTCTACTAATTACATAATCTCTATTTCCAATACTAAGATGATAACAATTGGCTGCCCATTGATCAGTAGGAATAGTTCCTTGCTGAGAAACTTGATGTGTATATAAGTTTACTTTATATACAATATAGTTTTGAATTCCATTAGTATTATATCCACCAGTAATAAAACAAATTGGATCGTTATTTTCATAACCTAAAGATAAAACTGGATGTTGTAAGAATACATTAGTTCTAAAAGCAGTAGCAGTACCATCTTGGTAAGTATCGAAAATATACATTGCATCAGAAATTGAATTATCAGAATTGAATCCGCCAAATACTATAATATATCCGTTTCCAGAAACAGATTCTGGATTAATAGGATAAGTTAATTGAGAAGAAGAACATGAGTATGTAATTGGATTACTTGTTATCATTCTGGTAACCATTCCAGATTTATGGATAGAGATAGTTGAGTTGTATTAACTAGTAAATTTAAAGTAGCATAATATCTTAGAATAGGGAAACTAATAGTACTTATTCCATTAGAATTAAGTGGAATAATATTTCCTACTTGTAAATAATCTACTAATTCAGAAGGAGGATTATTAGTCATTACTTGAACACCCAAATTTGTTTGTGATAAAAGATCGGCCAAATTACTATTTTGATCCACATTAATATTTAAAGATTCTAAATATTGAGTAATAGCATCACTTAGTTGAAACACTTGCCAGTAATATTGTGGAACTAAACAAAACAAACAAATTTGATTATTATATACTGATATTGCAATAAGACTTGAATAGAAAAAGAAATAACTGGTTCCATTACTACATATATTTATTGGATTAGAATAATAATTTTCTTGCTGATAACTAGAAATTGAAACCCATTGTAATTGATTACCTTGAATTTGTAATCCAAACTGAGAAAAAGATAAATCATAACTAGATAAATCTAATAAACTTTGTTGCAAAACACCAGTTGAATTAGTGGGAGGTGGTAATGGTATTTGTGATAATGGTAATTTATATATGGTACCTTGAATTCCTGTAAGATTAGCAACTGGTTGTTCTACTTGTACAGTTTCTAATATCTTATACTTTGTATTACTTGGTATATCACTAGTTGGATTATATTCATTGACAAAATCTATATTAAAATCATTTGTGTAGTTTTGTAAAGTAGTATCATAATACATGTAGTTTTTAGTTTCTTGACCTAACAACGTTTGATTCTGTTCTAACATATTTATGAATATAGGATAGAAATATAATTCTAAGTAAGAAATTTGATTTGGTAATTCTTCTATACTTAAAATTTGTCTTTGTGAAAAAGTAGTAGGATTATTCAAGTAATAAATATAATCTGCTAAAGCTTGAGTCCTTAAACGAATTAAAGCTTCCATATTAGCAGTATTATCTATAACATTGATTAGACTATAATATGGAGACATAGTATATTTATAAGGCCACTGTTGTGCTTGTTCATATGTAATTTGCCAATATTTATCATTTTCAGCTGCTGAATAAGGAGCTACTATTGAATATAATAAGTTTGGATAATTGATTAATTGTATAGTTGTATTTCCTACAAATTCGGGATCATCATTTGCAAAATACATTTCTATAAGCTTTATAGAATTGTTTGCTATTATATTTAACATATTATTTACAGATAAAGGTGTTGATTTGATCTTGTAATTAGAAACCAAGTTTGTAAGAATATTTGCTTTTACATAAGAAGGAACTGTTATAGCCGGAAACCCAAAACTAGATAATAAATTTTGTAGTTGTGTCAAACTTAAATTTCTAACGTCAGTTATATCAAAAGTTTGATATAACGTTGCCATCGAACTAGTAGCTTGATTAAAGAGCTGAATAAATGCAGCAGCAGTTTCACTATTAAAAACAGAAAGAGAAGTAGTATTTATAAAATTTTGCCAATTTGAATTTTGAGTAACATTCATTGAAACTAATTTAGAATTTGTATTTGGAGGAGGTGTTTGAGAATAACCTTGATAATAACTTTGAATCTGGAAATTTTGAATGTATTGTTGTAATAACTGTTGTATATTTTTATCCATTTCTTAACTCAAAGTAACTTGGTAATTGTTTAACAAATATTGTTCTTGATTATAAAGACTTACATACATGATATAATTAGCTAAGTTATCTGTATTCTGAATATAAAATTGTGATATTGTAGACTGATTAGTCTTTAGAAATGACCAATGCAAATATGCAAATTGTAACCAAATTTTTTGTGTTTGAATCATAGTTGGTAATGAACTATTACTTGAAAATGATACAGCTACTTGATTTAAAAAAGATATTTCTTCAGTAGTTAAGTTTAAAATATTTTGTCCAGATAATGCTATTTGGTATATAGGATTAGATGCTGATAATGTACTAACTAATTGTAATAGAAAAGGATCACTGATTGCAGATGGATAAATCTCTTCAAACAAAAAGTTTATAAAGTTTCCGGAAAAAGTTTGTGGTTGAAAAAGTAATTGAAAAATATTATTATTTACTACTTGAATTGTAGTATTAATTCCATTGTATGTATAGGGAGTGAGTCGTTTTAAACTCACTCCGCTCAGGTTAAAGAAGTATAGGAGATCTATACATATGACATTCATACATAACTACTTTGCCTCAAAAACAGGAGCAACTGGAGATACTAAGTATTTTACGTTTTGTGAAATACTTTGTTTAAACTCTTCCAATTGCTGAGCAGACAAATTAGTTAGTACAAATGGTACTGTATACACCTTACCAAATACTTTAATCTTTGAATTGACAGGAGTAGTGACTTTTACGTTATACATGGTTTTTATTTCTTCTTCAAAGATGGTAATGCAGGTCTTTTAACTTTCTTAACAGTTACTTTCTTTGTTGCTACTTTTTTAACTGCAGCTTTCTTTACTGCTGGTTTCTTTGCAGCAACTTTCTTAACCGTTTTCTTAACTGCTTTCTTTACTGCCATTTTACTTTTCCTCCATTATTTTTTTAATTGTTCAAAAAAACTAACCAATTCTTTTTTATTAGAGTAATTAATTGGGAAAGAATTGGTTAGCCATTGTAGATACATTTTACTCTCTAGTATTCCTTTCTAACTCACCAGATTACTGATTTTCCTCATTGTTATTAGAACCATTATCATTAGGAACATTATTCTGATTTTCGTTATCCGTTTCATCATTTGTTTCATCATTCGTATCAGTATTATCATCAGCATTCTGGTATTTTTCAGCATCTGTTTCTTCTTGTTCAGTTAGATAACTTGAAACTTGGACTATGAGTTTATTAATTAATGCAGATTCGTCTTTGATACGATCATACTCATACCCTTCTCTTCTAGCTAATGCTTCTGCATCTTCTTCATCTTGTGGTTCATAATAAGTCCGGTTTCTTTTTCTAGAACCTTCTTTTTCTATTTCAAGATCATCAGAATCTGAATCTGTTGAAAATACTTCTTCATCAGCATCTTGATCACCTTCTGGATTTTCCATATCTTCATCTTCGAATAAGAATGATTCTTCTTTTAGACCTGCTTCTTCTTCATCATCTCCAAAAGGTTCTCCCATAGGACCTTCACCATTACCACGTCCTAGTCCTCTACCCATTCCATTAGATCTAATTTTTTGCCCTGGATTTTCACAGCCTTCTTCAAAGAATGATTCTGATAACTCTTGATCTTCCTCATCCATATCTCTTTCTTGATCTTTAGCTAGAGCATCTAAGTCTTGTCTTAGTCTAGATATATCTTGAGATACCCTAACATCATTAACATCAGGTTCTTCTTCATTATCTTCATCATCTTGAGGTTCTACATCTTCTATAGTTTCATCTTCTTCCTCAAATGGTTCCACATCTTCTATAGTTTCGTCTTCTTCATCTTCAGGTTCTTCAATTAGAAAAGTAATATCTTTTTGATCATGAAGAGGATGATTCATGTTAGTATCTGGATTGTAAGGTTCATCCCAGTTATTACCTAACATGGAATCTAAGTCGGTATCTGGTTCAGATCCAGATTCTAAGAAAAATGATTCAGTTTCTCTTTTGGCTTTTTCAGCTCTGTGTTTAGCTTTAGTTTTTAAATTATCTAGTTCTGTTTCATCTTCAAAGAGAAGCCCCTCATCAAGTTCTTCTTCTGAGAGGCTCTCATCTTCTAAGAAAAAATTACCTTTTTTTTTAGAACTATACCAGAATGACTCCGATTTTCTATTATCTTCCATTTTATCTATCGTTCTTTTAATTGCGCCATCTTCTTCGTCTTCTTCATCAGTGTCAAGATCTTCATCATCTCTATCTTTTTCTAATTTATCTATAGTTCTTTTAACTGCCCCATCTTCTTCGTCTTCTTCTTTATCTTCAAGATCTTCATCTTC